AGGGGAGTACCCAAGGGACGTGGTACCGGGCCCAGAAAAATGGGGGTTGACATCTGCCCCTGCTTGTGGATCACCCCCTGTTGGGGGTGGGGGGTATGCCCCGTTGTTTTTTCCCCCCGTTCCGTTTTGGCCGGGGTGGGGGACCACCCCCCCTGTCATGTTGCACAGTGCGTGGGCGGGCCAGGTGTCGTAATCCTGGCCTCCCATGGCGACGGGGGTGGTGTGGTCTAGATGCCAATCGTCCCACGGTTGCACCAGCTGTGGACAGCGTGAACAGGTGACGGGGAGGCGTGCCGTCCAGTACGCACGCAACTGTGTGCGGGCGCGGGTGTCGTTATGCGTCGAGCGTGTCACCGTCGTCGGCGTCTGCCTCGGGGTCGGGGGTGGCTTCGGTGTCGAGGGCTTCGAGGCGGTCGGCTACGAGGCGCAGGTCTGCGACCATCTCTGCAGTGGTGCGCTCTGCCTCGGGCTCTGGTGTCGGTGTGTCGCTCATCGGTTGCCGATGCTACACCCTGGTCATCGGCCGATGAGGGTACGCAGAGCGGCCAACGCTACAACAGCCAACTCGATGACAACGAACCATGCTTGCGTCTCGGAGATCGGACTCACCTCCCTCTTTGTCGTGTCTCTGTCATGGTGACAGTCTGTCAGAACAGGGTGAGTTGGGCCGGGGTGGTGAGTTCGGTGATGCGTGCGGTGATGAGCTGGCCGCGGGTGTGGTTCGACTTCTTGAGGTTGCATGGGACGCACATGAATCGGGTGTTGAGATGCCACATGGGTGGGTGTTCGGGGTCGATGATGTCGATAGATATCTCTCGGCGGTCGAGTTCAAGGAGTCGGCGACGGCAGGTGCCGGGACATACGCCGAGCATGGCGTCGTCGTAGTGCTTGCACATGGTGTCGATCCGCCAGTCGTAGATGCGTTCGAGTTCGGCGACGGTGTAGATGCGGGTGACAGGGTTCTTGTGGTGGGCGGCGATGGATCTGTCGGCGTGGCTTCGACGTGAGTTGACCATCTTCTTACGGATGTCTCGGGGTGTTGCCGCGCCTGACAGGGGGTTGTCACGTGCGGGTGACAAGGGGTTGTCACGTGCGGGTGACAAGGGGTTGACAGTGGTTGCTCTACGCTCGCTGTCGGCCATGCCGGTGTCCTTCCCAGGTCCCGGCATGGCCACTCGTCATGTCGGGTCACGGGGATGGTATCGCGGATGGGATGGGTGGTCTAGTGGTGCACTCTCACCGCGACAGTTACCGCGAACTAGGTCAAGGGGCTAGAGGTTGTTCGCCGATCTGGTGGTGTGCTTACTGGGTTGTGCGTCCGAGGTTCAACACTGAGGGCAACCAGTAGCCGAGGTACGAGGCGGATGGGCGCCAGCACATGGTTCTCCCGTCACACCACCACTAGTTCGCTCACACTCAAGCGCTCCCCGTGCTGCAACTATCACCACAGAATCACCCAAGTTCCCGCTACAACGCGTGTTACACCACCCTCTACGGGTGGGGAGGAGGCGATGCAACCGGCGGGGCCTCAAGGTTGCTCTGTCTGCGTCCGAGTATCTGGGTACTCGCTTCGTCAGTCAGTCCGTTGTATGATGCAACCACCTTTCCTCTGATGGGAGTCGCGGCGGAATGGTATCGCGTTCAGTAGCCCCGGGCTTCACCCGGGGCTACTGACGTTTTGGCATTTGCATTCGATCAACCGGCCCTGGTTGAGTGCGTTGGCTATCGCACCGCTCCCGTGGAACAGATCGTCAACGGTGTCATGGGTTGGGCAGTAACCCATCATCGCCAGCACCCACTCAACCCACCGCAACGGTTTGGACCCGGCGAACCCGTCGTTAGGTGGTGTGCACGTCATGACATCATGGACGGCGACGGGGACGTCGGCGACGCGGTAGCGGCCCGGTGGTCGGGAAACTAGGACGGCTTCCCAATGCTGCTGGGGGTGTGACCCATTCGGGAACCCGGTCGGTTTATGCCATACCGCGACGCGGGTATCGGCGGGCACCCATTGCAAGTAGTGACGAAGCTCTTGAGGGCGTAGGGCGATCACCCACCCGTCATAGTCGGCTATCAGATCGTTCACCATCGCTTCGTGGGTCGCCGGGATATCCCACAAGTGGGCTTCGGGATGCTCGTCAGCTTTGTTGAACCGGCCACCACCCATGCGGGCTAATGCGGCAACCGGTCGCGGGCCGTACAACATTTCGGCGGTCCCCAGATAGGGCGGGTCGGCGATACACAGTCTCATCGGGTGCTAGCTGACATAAGCACCATTATCGGCGGGGATGTACGGGCCGTCGCGCCAATCGAGATAGGCGTGAGCGAACGCCAACACCAGCAGCACCGACCGGGTGTCGCGTTCCAACCGTTCCGGGGTCGGTTCGTACGGTTTCATAGCTTCCACGGTCCCCACCCCGCCTGCCCGTACAGTGCGAGGGCGACGGTGATGTTCGTGGCAGGGTCCAACAGGTCGGCCGGGGCGGTCACCCCGTAGCGGGTGAGCCATGCCCGGTGTGCCCGGTAATGGATTTGGAACAGGCCGTAGCAACACGCATTGGCCGCGGTCGGTTGGTGTCGTGATTCGCGCCATGCGATCTGGACGGCCCGGTCCTCACTGTCGTCGGGCCACATCGCCCGGATGAGTTGTTCGACGTCTCCCGACCCCGCCACCGGTTGAGTGGTCGGTGGCGGGGTCGGGGTCGTCGACCCTGCAACGGCAGGTGGCAGGGGATCAAGACCCAGTGAGGCAAGGGTCGCCCGTCCAACGACCCCGTCCACTTGTAGCCCGTTCGCCTGTTGCCAATGTCGTATGGCTCGAGCGGCGTGGGCGGGGGTGTTGATCGTGTAGCCGTACCGGTGCAGGCGATCTAGGGCGCGGAGGGTGTCCGTCGTGGCGGGCGTGGCAACAGGCACCGCCACGACGGGAAGGCGACGGTCGGCGTAGGTGTGCGGCGTCACACTGGAGAGTGCAACTCCCACACCGACCGCCACGACTATTAGATGATTCACTGTTCGTCCTGGTAATCGACACACGGGCAATTCCACTCACAATGCCGCTCATTGCATGGGCCGCCGTCGTCGCGATCGTGGCAATAGTGGCCATCATCGAACGGTGGTAGGCAATGCGCGTGGTGATGGTCCACTAGATGCCCGCACTTCACGCACTCCACGACGGAAGATAGATGATTCACTGTCGCGCCTGGATGGCTCGTAGAGAAGCACTGACAAGGGCGGCGATCAGGGCGTCTACGTCGTCGAACAATCGGTCCAGTTCTTCCAGACGGTCGGCTGCTTCGTGGCGGATCACGTCCGTAGCGCAGTACTGGTCGCGTAGATCGGCCACGATTTCGCTCGTCGGCCGACCCACGGAAAGTGTGTGATTCATTCGCATTGGTTGATCTCGTAGAGGACCATGTCATGCCACCCGGCATCGTTGGCGAGCTCTTTGGCGGTGAGCCGGTGACCTGTTTCGGTCGCGAGTTTGCGGAGCGCGGCTTGGGTTTCGGGTTGTAGGTGGGTGAGCCGTTTGAATGTGTCGACCGGATCCGGCCCCTGACGTGCCTGCACATCCTCCGCGCTGGCGACCCGGCGGCCACCGAACCCTAGAAAGGCGAGAGCCCTACCGGCCGCGGACGTTTCGCAGTTCATTGCCTCACTGTTGCGGGTGAACGACGTCGTGCCCGGGAACGGTTCCCACGCGGTAGCGATCGACGGGCGGTGGTCGTCCGGGGTCCGGTACACCGTCGCCGTGACTTGGAGGAACGTTTTGTCACCGATGATGCACGGCATCGGGGTCGACGCTTGGATCGACCCGTCCGGCCACCGTTCGAAAAACAGACGGATCCGTTCGGCGACATCGACATAGTTCGACAGGTCGACGGTCACCACAACCACCGCCAGACGACAACCACGATGATCGCCCACATCGCGAAACCGGTCAGTAACACGGCCACCCACCACAACGGTTTGAGGTTCACGCGGCCCGGTTCCAACGGTCGGGGTTATCCAGGATCGCTTCGCACAACTCTTGCCAGTCGTCGATGTCGTGGTCCGAGTTGTTCACCTGTACGGGTTGGGTGTGGATCGGACCCGACCCGACCAGGATGATCGTGAGGAGCGCCGAGCGGTCCTCGAGCCGGTCGACCTTGCACAGATGCGTGCCGAAATCGCACGTCGCCGACCAAAGTTCGCTTACGATTCGCACGGGTCTTCCTCGTATCGTTTCCGGTCGGCGTACTCGTCGCCGAGATCTATCTCTTGTTGTTCCCAATCGGCGTCGTAGGCGGGGTCGTGGGCTAGCCGGTCGGGGATCTCTGACACCCGGGTGATCCCTTCGACCAGGATCCGGCGGGTAGAGCGACGGCCCATCGGGCCGAGTTCGATCACGACACCTTTCGGGTTGGATCGGACGTCGCGGATCTGCATGTTCACATAGCGGCCCAACAGGAAAACGTGGTCAGACATCGGGGCCGTCCAACAGGGGGTCGATCACATGGAGGCGGTCGTAGCGGCGTTGCAACACCGGGCGTGCTTCCCGGCGGAGTTGGTGGCGGATCTTGACCACACCATCGGCGGCGACATAGACGATCGCCACGACGAGTAGCCCGATCACGGCGGCGTTCACTTCGCGTCCCTACGGGCCACCGCGAGGGCTTCGACGGCGGCCCGGTCGAACGCGTACGTCTTGCGTAGCTCACCCGACTGGTAGGCGGGGGTCAGCTTGCCTTCATAGACGAGGCGGACAACGGACGACGGGTCGCGGTACCCGAGAATCTTCATCGCTTCCCGCGTCGACACCAGATCGAATTGGTGGGGCATCCCCACACACTAGCCATGCCATACGCTTATGGCAAGTATCTAGTGGCGGTGGAACCAGAACCACATGAACACACACACCCCGATCAACACCGCCGTCCCGGTGGTGACGATCAACGCCGACGCGTTCACACTTGGACCCGTCGGGCGTACTCGTCCGCGCCCGCCCTGAGCCACTCGTGCCAGTACGTCCCGGGAGCCGGGGTGTAGCGCGGCAGACCGGCGAACGGACCCCCGGCGGCGATCTCGTCACCGGACACGGGTCGGACAGCGGAACCGACGACAACCACGTCGCCGTTCGAGAGTGTTGCAAGGTACATGTTGTCATCCTCTGTGGGTGGCGGGTCCGGTTCGGTACCGGTCCATGGTGCGGTGAGTAGCGTCCAGGCGGCTTTGACGGCGTCGCCGGGGCAGGCGGTGGCGGCGTCGGGCATCTGGTTGTGTTGCAACATGTCGTGATCCGGGGCGAGCATCCCGCGGGCTTCGAGCCATGCGCGTAGTTCGCGGCAGGCGTCGATCATTGCTCGGGGTGGGTGTTCCCAATAGTCGATGTCGTCGGGGTATTCGCCTGCGAAACCGACGAGGAGCAGGACACCGATCGCCTGGTCGTTTTCTCCGGACGAGTGGGCGGCGCGGTAGTCGCCTGCGTATTCGCCGACGACTCCTTGGCCGTCGATCACATAGTTGTATTCCCACCCTTTCCCGGCCCCGACCGCGTAACGGTGGATGGAGAGCAGTTCGTCGTACGAGTCGTGCGGGTCGAGCCACACCCCGCCACCTGTGTAGTGGATCGTGTACCAGGGTCGGTCGGGTGCGAGTTGCGGGCGTGGTGTGCCGTCACTATTCGTCGGGGTCTGACCGGGCCAGATCACGTCACGCGGGACAAAAATCATGCTGTCGTCGACCACGAAATGCCGTTGAGCGAACACAGGACGTTGGTCATCGGGGCGAGAGCAACGAGGCGACCGTCTGCGTACGCGCCGACGAGGCCGACGAGGCCGTTGCCTGCGGCCGGGAACCATTTGTCGCCGGTCGGTCGGGACCCGGCGGGGATCGTAAAGATCGGTGTCCCGCCTCCGACGGTCCCACCGGAACAGGTGCCGCGTAACTGGACGTTGTCTCCGAGTTTGCGGATCGCACACGTTTCCATCCCGCTCAAATAGTTCGACCATCCGTTCTGGAACGTGAACCCGATCCATGGTGTCGGTGTCGGGACCGCCAGCCACGTCGGGCCCGGTATCACGATCCACATGGTTCCGGTGTCGACGGTGGTGCAGGTCGCTCCGACACCGGCCGTAGCGGCGTTGTAGGTGGCGTCGCGGGCGGCGACCGACGCGAACGTCGGTACTACCTGTTTTTGGACGTAGGTGTTGAAATCGGTTGCGAGGACTTCTTCGCCGACAACCCAAGTTTTTTGTGGCATGACATGCTCCTTATGCGGCGAGTACGAAATTGGTGTCGAGGCGGTCCTGGGGGTGTGGTCCCATGGTGAACACCGCCCCCGCTTGCGCGGCTGGGCGGGTGTTGACGAGTTGCCACTTCACTTCCCACGTTTCACGGGTGACGGTGTGGGTGATCCCGAACACGCGACTGTTGACATCGACGACATGTGTCGGGATGTCGGGTGGGGACCAGTGGACCCGAACCACGTCGGTCACCTGGGTGACACCGAGGATCGCGTTCCACGGTTCCCACGACCGTGGGTCGATGACGGGTTGCATCGTCACATCATCCAACGTGACCTGCGGGTAGGCGTACAGGGTGACCAATGTGGTCGCCCAGTCGGCCGCTTGCGGGTCGGTTGCCAACCCGAGATCGGAACGGACATAGTCGTAGCGGCCGTAGCGGTCGATCGAGCTGACCGACTGGGCCGACTGGGTCACCCCACCGGTTCGGGCGGCGTACACCGCGTTACGCATCTGCCGGTCCAACGCCGACGGGGTCGCGTCGACAAGGATGTCGTACCCGACATCACACCCCAGCGTCACCGACGGGGGGACCGGGGTCGACCATGTCGAACGGGGTAACCAACGCAGTTTCCCTTCGCGGGTGATGTGGATGTAACCCAACTCGTCGTCCAAGGTCCGGTTCAACAGTTCCCACGCCGACTGGGCGAGTGTGGTTGCCTGCAAGGTGACGACCCCACCGCCCGCAGGGTCGACAACGACACCGGTCCACCCGAAAAAGTCGACGATCCGATGGACACGTTGGGCGACGGTGTCCCCCGCCCCGACCGGGGCCTGTTCGGGCCGGTCCAAGCGTGCCAACTGTTTCGTAGCGTCCGTCGCGATCAGACTGGTCGCCCGGTTGTTCGGGGTCGGTGTCCAATCCTGTTGCCACGAGTCTGCGGTCCCGGTGAAGATCCAATGGGTCGACACCGTGGCGGTGTCACCGTCGACAACCTCGGCGAACACTTCCACCGGGGCACCCGGAACAAGGCGCGAATGGCCACCGTAGGAGAATGGCCCGCCCGGGTTCAACGGGTCGTAGATACCTGCCGGGTCGGAAATGTTGACCGTGATCGTCCCGGCGTCGGGTTTCGACAGGATCCCTTGTGACGATGTCACCCCGGTTATCACTTCCAGGTCGAGAACGTCACAGGAGATGTCGACCCACAAATCACCCGCACTGGACGTCGACCCACCACCGAGAACGTTTCCGGCGTTCAACCGGTCGTAGTTGTGCGGACCGATGTGGAACACGTTGCCCGCACCGATCGCGGCGCGGACGAACAATTTGACGTACCCGCCCCAGTGAGGCGACACCGCCCCACCCGGCGTGCTCGAGGGCCACGGCATCCCGGGCGACCACGCGGGCATCAGGACCCCGTTCGAACGGCGAAATCGAGCGGGCCGTTACGGGCGACGTGCCCGCGGATCGCGTTGACCACGGCCCGTTGGATCTGGGGGGCGTCTGCACCCAACCCGGTCGTGGTCACGTTGACCGTGATACCCCCACCGCTACTGGTGGTCGCGGTGGCGGAGCTGGCGCGGGCCACCCCGGGGGCGGCGAACCCCGCGGGGGTCGGCCCGGCGCTTTTGCCTTGCATGAAGTCGCCGGGGAGCCACGACGGCAACGACGGGAATTTGATCTTGCCGATGATGTCGATCACGGTTTGGACCGCCCCGGTGATCTTGCGGATGATCCCGTCGATCACATTCCATGCCGTTTCGAACGGGGCCGACAACCAACCGGAGATCTTGTGCCAGGTGTCGTCGATCCAATTGAACACCGCTTTGATCGCATCCCAGATGCTGTCGCGGTGTTTGATGATCACCGAGACCATCAGACCGAACGGGCCGGTGAGGATCGTCAACAGTAGCGGCCAATGATCCTTCACCCAGTTGAACACCGTTTGGATCGTCGACCACACGACCCGCACCGCGGCGTCGACGATGTTGCGGAACGTTTCACATTTCATGTAGGCCACAACGAACGCCGCACCGATCGCGATGACGATCGCCGCGATCAGAAAGATCGGGTTGGCGAGGATCGTCAACTTGAGCGCTTTCATCACCCCGTCGAAAAACACGACCGCTTTCGACAACCCTTCCTGGGCGGCTTTGTAGAGGGTCGCGGCACCGTCCAACGACTCGAGGGCGGTCGCGGTGACACCCATCCCTGCCGCGAGCTCGGGGAACCCGGCCATCGCGATCGCGTCGGACATGTCCCGCAAACCGGTCGTCGCCCCACCGGCAACACCACCGACCGAATCGATCGCCCCGGACACATCCTTCGATTGTCTCGTTGCGGTGTCCGCGGCGTCGCCGTAGTCGCGGACCGCCAACTTGGCCTTGTCCAAGTCGGCGACCGCCCCGGCGGTGGTCGCCGTGACAGCGATCGTCAGTTGGGCTTTACCGGCCACGACGGATCCTTTCGGCCTGTTCGGCGAGAACCGTCAACGCGGTCGCGATCGTTGCGTCGTCCTCACCGGCCCACAACGAGGGGGCGATGTTGGTGGCGATCGCCAGCTCGACGATCATCCGGTTTCGCGAACCGGTAGGGAAGGGTCCTGATCGACCGGTGTCGGGTCGATCGACGCACACGCCGCGGCGAACTCGTCGTAGGTGACGTCCCGGGAAATCTGCGATTCGCGTTGCAGACCGTGCCACGCCAGGTAGGTCATCCATTCGATCTGGGCTTCCTGCGGGGACGGCCACCCCTTCTTACGGGCGGTGCGTTCGTAGATGAGCATGTCGAAATTGTTGGCTTGGATGTGGTGGACCGCGCCGTCGTCCATCAGCACCGTCAGATGGGGGGCGATCATCCTCACTTTGTCGGCCATGGGTCATACCTTCTGTTCGATGAGCCGGTTCACGTCTTTGGTGTAGGCGTCGACGATGTGAGCGGTTTCGGCTTCTACGGCCTGGTGGAGGAACGGTTGCGGGCGTTGCGAGTGTGACGGGACACCGAAATGGACCGGTAGCCCGTAGGCGACGTTGGTGCCGATCGTCGCCGTCGACCCGGTCCCGCGACCGTCGATCGATCGCGACAGTCGCCCGGTGTCGACCGGGGCCAGTCGACGGGCGCGGGACACGACCAGGGTCACCGTCCGATCGGCGGCGACGTCGAGGTCGTCCAACCCGTCACCGATCGCCCCGAGAGCCGACGCCAGTTCGGCCGACCCTTTTTCAGACAACGGCATCGTCGTTGGCCGGTTCGTCGGCGAACACGGTCGCCCACGTCGGGACCGGGACACCGACACACGCCCACGAAAAATCGGATGTGAGGATGTCACCGTATTCGCCGTCTGCGGTACCGATCGCCAACGGGTCAATGACCGCGGTCCCCGAGACTTTGGTGACCGCCCCGGTCGACGGGGTGAACTCGAACGGGACCGGTGCCCCCTGGTTCGTCCAAGTAAACTCGACCAGCCCGGACGACACCGCCAAATCCTGTAGCACGGTCCCCTCAAGGGTGAAGTCGTAGGAGATCGAACCGGGGACCGAATCGCCACACAAGGTTGTGATCGTGTCGCCTTCGGTTTTGTTGGGGACCACCCCCATCGATTGGACCTGACACGAATAGTCGGTACCGGGGGCGGTACCGAGACTGAACAGGCCGGGACCGAACCGGGTGACGTTGACTGTCATGACTTATACCTCCAATGTGTAACGGACAACGGGTACGCCTTGCTGACCGGGTTCGACCGGGATCCGCCACGGTTCCCACCGGACCACTTTCCCGACGGGCCACAGGGCGGTAGCGACCTGGTCGACGAGATCGTCCCCGGCGACGACCGTCACGGCGATGTTCGTGGCGGGGAGGGCGACGAACACGTACCAGGTTGTGACCGCGCCACAGGTGTTGATCGGTTCGGTGTACGCCCACGCCGGCCATGCCATACCGGCGGTGATCGTGTCGGGCATCGTCGCGGTCGGGGCCAGCTCGGGCACCATTTTCAAGGCGTCGACGATGTCCTCGCGGGCGCTCACGCAAACGTTCGTTTCCGGTACTGGCCACCGAGCCGGATGATCTCGGAGTCACGGGTGGTGAGGCGGGCGACACCGTATTCGGAGTCTGTGCCGACCATCCCCAACGGCAAACCCCTCGAGGCGATGGTGCGGGCCACGGAACGTAGGAACACCTGATACAAGCGGTCCGGTAGGTCGGGGTCCGACCATTCGTAGGCGGCGTGCAGGTTGTCCTGTTCGGACCCGGCGATCAGTTCCAACTGTTCGTCTGCGAGGACCGTCGACGGGACCCCGATCTCGACACGGATCGTAGCAAGATCGGGGAACCCGTCAGTCGGTGTGTACGACATCTAGTGGTGCCCCGGGGGGCGACCCTTCCGACCGCACACCGGACACACATCTCCACCGTCACCGGTTTCGCCCTCGTCGGCTTCGATGTCTTTGGGGGTGGCGTCCTTGGCTTTGGTCACGTCGCGCTCCGCTTCAACGCGGCCCCGGTGTCGACCAACAGGTCGGCGACGTAGCCGTAGTAGGCGATCGTGTACCCGAGGATCGTCGGTTCCGTGACCGACAGGAGACCGCCGACGGTTTCGTAGTGTTCGACGAGGCCGGAGACACCGATGATCATCGTCTTGGCGGCGAAATTGCCGTCGACGACGACTTTCAAGCCCATCAGGGTCCCACCGAAACCGGTGGCGTCCTGCAGGCCGGGGAACGACGGCAGGCCGACCCCGTTGGTCATCGCGCCCCATTTGGCGAACTCGTCCGGTGAAAACCAGACGGTGTCCGGGTACCGCTTCGTGTTCGCCAAAATCTGGGCGGACGCGTTCATCACCGCGGCACGTGCCGGACCCTCGGCGGCGGCGTCGACGAGAACGAACGTTCCCGTGGTCGCGGCGAGCATGGCGTCGGCGGCGGCGTTGTCGGTCACGCTGGCGTACACCCCGGCCAGGTCGGCGACGGCGATCGCCAGGATCGCGGGGTCGGTCCAATCCCGATCTTGGAATGAGATGTCGAGCGTGCCGCCGTACGTTTGCTTGGTGACCGGGGTCGACCCGATGATCATCTTCTGCGACGCGAGCTGAGTCTTTTCGGTGGCCTGCAAGCCGACAAGGGTGTGTTGGGTGATCTTCGGACGGTTGAACGTCGACCCACCGGCGGGCATCGGCCGCGACGTCACCGAATCGATGAACGGGCGCGAGGTCGGCAACGAACCGACAACGTCACCGACGATCGGGACCGGGACAATCCCCGGGTTGTCCGCCAACTTTTGGTCGGCAACGACACGCCACTCGGCGTTAGCCCGGGTGACGCGTTGCGCAGCGGCCGGGTCGCGGCGTTGCGCCCCCCAATCGGCCAGATAGTCGCCGACATTCCCGCGGTACCGTTCCAACTGCCCGGACGGGGTTGGTTCGTTGCGGCGGGCGGCGGTGGTGCGTTGCAAATCGGCGACGGTGCGCTCGTGGGTGGCGTTGCGCATCTCGGCCTGATGCAAAGGTTCGATGCGGCCGTCCAAATCTTGGATTTCGCGATACATCCCTTCGACGGCGGCCCGTTCCGGGTCGGTGACGTCGCGGTTGTCTTGCGCCGCCGACGTGAGGATCGTTTCGGCGTCTGCGCGGAGTTCTTCACGGCGGCTCAACGCCTTCTCAAGGTACAGATTCATGACACTCTCCCTGTTTCACGATGGATGTTGCTTCGTGAGGGTTGCGGGGTGACCTCCGGCGGGGCCGCTACCGGTGCGGGGTGGCCGTGGTGGTGTCGTCTGCCTCTATCAACCGCGACATTAGCGCGGGAAGCGTTGCGGAGGAAGTTTTGCCAACAGAACATCGCGTGACAAGGGTGGGATGACCGCCCGCACCGCGGCCACCGCTGCCAACTCCCCGTATGCGCCTTCGTCGACGAGAGCCAACTCGAACAGGTTGGCGCGGGTGTAGACCACGGTCGACCCGTCGAGGCGTTCCCGGTCGGGTTGGAACCCGACCGACCACTGCCGCAACATCCCCTCACGGGCCATTTGGAGATAGTGGTCGCCGATCAACGATGCCGCCACCCTGAATTCGCCGTACAAACCGGCGGCTTCGTCGCGCAGTAGGACGCCGTGGCCGATGTGTTGCCCGTTCTGGTTGGAATGGCCGTGGTAGAACCGGACACGGTTCGGGGACCGCAACTGATGGTTGAACGCGCCCCGCTCGAACCGTTCGGTCAACTGGTCGGTGATCTTCTGGTCATGGCCGTACGGGACCAGCCGCCCGCACACCAAACGCTGGGAGGCGGAGCGGATCTCCAACGGTTCCGAAAACTCTCTGTATTCCATGTCAACCCCCTAGGGCTTGGTTCGTGTCCGCATCGGATTCGGCCGGGAACAGGGCAGTCACCGGTGCGAGATCGCCTTCGTCGATCGGGAGCAACCCTTCCCACGCTCTGACCTCGTCGACCGTCACCACCCCCGCTTGCAACAACGCTATTTCGGTGGTGACCCGGGCGGCTCTCTGTTCGCGGAGGATGGTGTCCCTGTTGAACCGGGCCTCATGCCCGCGGGTCAACAGTCGCGAAAGTTGCGCCTCCAAAGCGGTGATCCACGGGCCGAGGGTGAAACGCACCAGTTGGACGGCGGCGTCCTGCACATTCTGATACGGGGCCGATGTCTGCGAACTACCGAGCCAGTACGGGTCGATGTTGAACAGGTTGGCGACGTCGACAATCGACATTTGTCGGGCTTCGATCATTTGGGCGTCGGTCGGGGTCCACCCCAACGGTGTGAAATCGACCAGGTCCGACAGGACAGCGATGTCCCCGGTTCGCATGTTCTCCGCCCACGTCTTCTTGATCCCATGCGCCGTCGAATACCCTGCAGGGTCATCCGGCGACCCCGCCTGCAGATCGGGGTCCTTGATCCTGAGGAGTCCTGCGGGGACACCGTTGGCGAACGCATTCGACGCATACCGGTCCTGCGCCGACACCCTGTTCACCGTGGTCATCCCCGCTTCGAGAATTCCCATGCCGCGTAGCGCACCCGGGTAGCCGAGGACACCTTTGGCGTGGAACACCTGGTCAGCGGGTGCTTCGTAGACGATCCGGCCGTCGTACGCGAACCGGTACACGATCTGACCTTCGTCGCGCACCACGGCAACATCCCTAGCGGGCCACGGCGTCACCGACGAGGCGGCGGTCCCGTCGCGTTCCCACCCGTCGATCAAACCGACCGCGTTGCCGTGATCCAACAGGTCGGCAACCCACGCCGCCACGGTCGCACACCTGTCCTCGTCCGGGTTCGGGGCGATCAACACCGCCGGAGTCGGATCCGCAACCAGATCCGACCACGAACCCAACGGCATCCCACCGATGCTTTGGGAGATCGTCAGGCGGGCACGCCAATACCCGGGCACCGACAACGCGTCGACCATGTCCATATCCCAATGGGTTTGGAAATCACCCGACGACGGCCACCACGACACCGGGGGCCGGACACCGCTGGGGTCGTACCACATTGTCATCGTCGGCCGCGGACCGTCCGGGACCTGCGTTGTACCGCGGAACAGGTTTCGTAGTTTCATGCCATCGCCCAATCTGCTCGTTTCGCGGGTGCCGCAGCAACATTCCACACAGCCCACGCCGCACACCTGGCCAAATCTGACGCCCCGGGGGTGGTCGGTGTCAACCCGCCGGAACGCTCGGCGACCCGTAGGCCGCACACCTGACCTGATAGTTCCCGGCCGCCGTCGTGGACGAGCTGGTGTTCGAGGATGACACCGCGGAGTTTCGCCAACGCGGCCATCGAATCGGACGGGCCGACCACGATCCCCGCCGGGGCATCAGCCTTGAGCGCGGGACCGATCAACAAGACCGCCGGGGCGAGCATCTCCGCCCACCCCAACGCCGCACGCCGGGTCGGGTGCAACATTCCCCACACCAACACCCGACCATCATCGAGGACTCCCGCGGCGGCCGACGCGCCACCCCTACCGGCACGGTCATCGACCGCGACCACTAGACGACCAGGGCGACGTGCCGTCAGATCGGCCAGCTCCGCCCACTGTGCAGGTTCGACCAGCGGCGAGTCGCGCAACGTCACCCGCGTCGACACCTGCGGCCAAATGTTCAACCACTGCGCCCGAAACGACTCGATCGGATCCGCCTCGAACGGATCATCCGACCCCGACTCCCGCGCCCGTTCCAACGCCGCCGCAATCGCACGCTCCCGTTGCGGATTCCACCTGGGTGACGCCGCCCGCCACTGGGCCCGGTCGTCCAGGTCGCAGTCGGGGCGACCGGACCATTCGAGGATCAGGGTGTCGTCCGGGCGGTCGAGTTGACCGAACGCATGCTGCCGACGTTTCGGGAACAGGCTCGTGGCCGACCGGTGCGCCGTCGACAACAACCCCAACTGTGAACACGCCCGGGCCACCATCGTCGGCTCCAACCCGTCGTCGACAATCTCCGGGGCCACGTCCCACGCCTCATCGACCAAACCCATCGACACCGAATAGCCGTACACCGAATCGCGACCGCGGACCAGCCACTCCGACCCGTCCGGAGTCATCACCGCCTCACGCCCGTTGCCCTCGCGGGCGTCATAACCCTCGTCCTTGTGGCGTCGCGCCCACGCCCTGGCAGGGCGTTGCACAAACCGGCATACCGGCAGATCCTTGCCGGTATGCAACACGACCTGCGGTTCACCGAACCGGGTCCCCTGCTCGATACGCCACGCCGCCAACCCGCGTAGCTGCCACGATTTGCCAACCTGGCGGGCCGTCGACACCAACCACGTCGACCACACCAGGCTCCCGGCGGCGTCATGCTCCAAGATCCGGGCCGCAACCAGGTGCTGCCACCACAACAGGGTGTCACCCAACCGGTCGGTGACCCATTCGGCGTACTCATCACCGTAAGAACCCGTCGCCCGGGGGTGTGGGGCGGTCATATACCGCGGCCACGTCGCATCATCAGGAACTTTTCGCAACGAATCCAACCAGGTCGCCGTGTTCCAGACCGGATCCGACGGGCCCGGGACCGAACCACGCACTTCCAGGAGAGACTTCTCGACCGGGTACCTTCTTTC